GAGCTTTTTGCCGCTCAAAACCGCCTTTCTCCGTATGTTTCCAAGGACTTACTGGCGCGAATCGCTAGTCCGATCCGTTTCCGTGTCGGCAACAACACAGCGCACGGTTTCGAGTCCGATCTGTTGATTGAATTGGCTGAAGCTGTGGTGGCCGCAGACAATGCCGGGGTCCTGCAGAAGCAACAAAGCGCCATTGCGCACCGATGCCGAGTGATCCTGGCGAGCCTTACCCGTATTGGCCTTATCGCGCTTATCGACGAGGCTACAGGCTATCAGAAGAAGCGCGACGCCGACGAGCTGCAACGCATACTGGCAGCGTACCTGCTGCCTGAGCATCGACCGTGGCTGCAGGTTGTGCCGGAGGAATTCACGAACGAGATTTACCGGGTCTACGATTGGCAGCGGAAGCCTCAGAACCGAGGCCCCCGCTACGCTGGCAAGCTGATCCGCCAGCTAGTCTACGAGCGGATGCCTAAGCCCATCTTGCCAGCACTCGACGAACGCAATCCGTCCGGTAAGGGCCACCGCCGCAAGCATAAGCACCACCAATTCCTGACGCCTAAGCAGGGCCTCGACCACTTTCGCAGCCAGATCATCACTATCATGACCTTGTTGCGGATTTCGGCGAACAAGCACGAGTTTAAGACCCATCTGCGCCGCCTCTATGATCCACAGCGTGAGTTCGATTTCAACCATCGCGCTTGACGGGCGCAGCCCTACCAACCAGGTATGTTCGACGGGATCGAAGAAGAGTAGCCCCTCACGGCCCCCGCCCCGCGTCCCCAACCCCGCCCGCTCCGGCCGGCGGGGTTTTTTGTGCGCGCAATCTTGCGATTTTCGCATTGACTTGATGTTGCGGTTATCGCAAGATGGGTCTCACCAGATGACGGCAGTTTCCTCCCGCCCGTCGCCCTGGTCCGGCATCCGAAGGCCGGTGAACTTGGCCCCGACGCGCTGACACACAGGCTGCGTCGGGGCCGCCCTCTCAGACGATGGAGAGCACGGTGCATCTTCTGGACGCGATGACGGTGGTGGAGCGGCTGGACGACCTGCTCGACACCCTGCGCGACTACGCCGATCCCAAGACCTACGTGGGCTTCGATTGGGTCCGCACCGTCGAGCACGTTTTCGAGGGCGTGGACTGGGTCATCGGCGAGGTCGAGGCGATCAACAAGTTCGCCCCCAACAGCCTGATCGTCGGTAAGCCGCTGGGCTATCTCGGCCGCGACCGCATCCGCACGCTGCACGCCGCGCTGACCAAGGTGGCGCTCATCGCCAGTGACGCGCGGGCCGGCGGCGATCTGGAGGACCGCTGCGGCGACTTCCGCGATGCCGCTGATTTCCTCGGAGACGTGCTGGAGCGGCTCTCCGCCGTCTGCTGGTACCGCGAGGGCGCCGCCTGTGAAGACCTCGGCTGGGCCGGCTGGCACGGCAACACCGAGGCCGTCGCCTCCCGCCTCAACACCTAACCCCCTGTCCCCGACGCGCTGACACACAGGCTGCGTCGGGGCCGCCCTCTCAAGGAGATGACCGATGCGGACCTACTATCTGGCTTCCATGAATGACGCGCTGTTCATCATCGATCAGCCACCGCATCCGTCCACCGACCCCGGCCCGGCCCATCACAAGCGCGGCCCAACGTTCGTTGAACCGTGGGGCGCCGATCGAGTTGGCGCGGAGAAGCGCTTGGCGGAACTCAATGCCGCCTCTCCGGAGGCCGCGTGATGACCACCACCCCCACCAATACCACGCCCCCTCAGAGCGCGTGGAAGGGGCCGTACTTCGCTGAATGCGGCAACCTCTGGCTCCGGAACCCGGATGGCATCTTGGTCGCCATCGGATGTGCGCGAGGCGAGGACGACGAGCGGGACGAAGAGTTCGTTGCCGAACGCCTCGCCGCCCTCCTGAACGCCGGCGCCCATGCGGACGCGATGTATGCGGCGCTGGAGAGGGCGCTGGGCCATCTCAGCGAAGTCAATCCGGCCGACCCCATCAGGTCCGGATGGGCCATCAGGGACGCGAAGATCGCACTTCGCGCCGCCCTCACCTCAGCCCGGGAGGGCCAGTAATGGACACCCGGAACGACACACAGGGCTGGCAGCCGATAGAGACGGCGCCGAGGGACGGCAGCCTGTTCGATGCGTGGACGCCACAATATGGAGGCTTTCGCGTGCCGGGCACTTTCTGGAAGCGCGCCATCTGCAATGGCGAGGATGTAGGCGCGTGGTGGGCCCTTTCCATCATCGGCCGGAGCGGCGTTGACGGGCGTCAGACCTACAAGGGTGACCCGAGGGGCCACGCCATCGCTGATGTGCCCTTTACCCTGACGCACTGGATGCCCCTCCCGCCCCCGCCCACCAGCAAGGGGAGCTGAGCCATGGCCGACCGCCTGTCTCTCCATGGCCGCATCTACGCCGTCCACTGCGCAGACGCCACGCTGGACCGCTACCGGCCCTACCGCCCGTCCCGCCCCGCAGCCATTGCGGTGGCGCTGTCTCTCACCGCGCTCCTGGCCGTGTGCCTGGAGGCCTTGATGGAGATCGTGCGATGAACGCCATTTCCCCGCTCTCCCACCTCGCCTCCGACGCGATGACGTGGGGCCAGATCAAGGCCAGCCTCCGCAGCCTAAGCCGCTCCCTGCCCGAGGGCGAATGGCTGGCCGTCTACCTCAACGTGGACAAGGACGGCACCTCCCCCGACGACGTGTCGACCGCCCCCGCCATCGCCCACTGGCACATCCCGGCGGACAGCATCTTCTACACGACCCGCACCGTGGCGGTGTCCGACCACATCGGCGCGCTGCTCTATCACACCCGCCGGTACCTGGCCCTGGCCCCGGCCGAGCGGGCGAAGTGGATGCCCCCGGTGGATGCCGAGCGGGAGATGCGCGAGGCCGCCCGGGTGGAGACGCTGTCCACGCCGGTCCTCAACATCGCGGCGGCGGGGTGAGCCATGGACACCGCCGCCCTCTTCAACGCCGCCCGCACCGAGATCGAGGCCCGCGGCTGCCCGGAAGCGGTCCCGATGTTCAACCGCTGCGCCGGCCCCAAGCGCGGCCTCCTGCTGGGCAACGCCAAGCTGGTACGCCTCGACACCTTCACCTGGCTCCTCACCGCCCCCGGCCTGCGGGCCGTGTACGAGGGCCGGTGGGAGGACGACCCGGTGTCCATCACCGAGGGCGATGCCGAGGCCCTGCAAGCCCTCGTGGACGCCCTCCCTGGCATGGTCGCCCCCGATGAGCTGGAGCGCGCCAAGGAGGCCCGGGAGCGGCGGGAGTTCGACGAGGGGCTTGTGGCCGCAGGGCAGGCGGTGATCGCCGAGGCCCGCGCCCGTGACGAAGCCGTCGCCCGCACCAAGGGCATGACCCTGGAACAGTACCGCGCCTGGCGCGCCGACACAGTGCGGGAGCAGCGAGAGGACCGCATCCGCGCGGCCCTCTACTCGGCCCGCTTCCACTGATCCCTACAGCCCCGTGAGGCCGCCCTATGAGCCAGACCACGAAGAAAGTCCAGATCGCCCTCTGCATCGACCGCCAAGGCGATATCGGCGTGTCTCCCGTGCTCGACGGCGACACTGAGGACGCGCTGCGCTGGGCGTCTGACCACCTGCTCGACGGCGAGGCCCGGTACATCGTCGAAGTGGAAGTGGCGCTGCCCACCGTCCCGACAATCCAGGCCACCGCAGAGCCGGCCTAACCCTCCCATCTCCCCGAAAGCCCCCAGAGGTGGCGTGATGGCTACGCTGAAGCCCGAACTGAAGACGATCCTCGAACGCTACGGCATCGACCCCCGCGACAAGTCGCAGGTATGGGACTGCCACGGAACCCTGGTCCTCTACCACAAGGCCTACGAGATCATCGCGGCCAAGGAGGGCATCCGGTTCGACCCGCCTACCGTGATCGAGGCCAGCAGCAAGGACAAGACCGTCTCCCTGCTGGTGGTGGGCCACATGGACAACCGGTCGGAGTGGTCCATCGGTGAGGCGGCGCCGGGCAACTGCAAGAACGCCTATCCCTACGCCATGGCCGAGAAGCGGGCGAAGGATCGCGTCATCGCCAAGCTGGTGGGGCTGGCGGCCTACGTCTACAGCGAGGACGAGGCTGACGAGTTCAAGGACGCCAAGCCGTCGGCGCGGAAGGGCGGCGCCTCCGCCGATCCGGTCGGTGTCGCCCTCGCCGTGATGGATGGCTTCGACACGCTGGCCGACCTGGGTGAGTTCTGGGCCGCCAACGCCAAGAACCTGAAGCGCGACCTGTCCGAGGACGACTTCCGCCGGGTCGAGGCCCACAAGGACGCCCGCAAGGCCGCCCTGTCCCAGCAGAGGGCGGCCTGACCATGTCCGCCCCCCTCCTCCTCCGCCGCACCCTCTCCGGCTTCGAGCCTGCCAACGACCTCTCCGCCGAGCTGGTCCGCAAGGTGAAGCTTGGCGAGGTGGTGAAGTGCGAGCTGAAGCGCCCGCGCTCTCTGCCCTGGCACGCACGCTACTGGGCCCTCGTCTCCCTGGTGAGCGACAACAGCTCCCGCACCCCGGACGAGGTGCACGCCCTGTTCAAGCTCAAGGCCGGGCTGGTGAAGCGGCTGGAGGGGCGCAACGGCACCGTCTGGGCCATCCCCGACAGCATCGCCTTCCACGCCATGTCGCGCGAGGAGTGGGCGGTCTACTGGGACAAGGTGGTCGCCATCGTCTGCAACGACCTGCTGCCCGGCGTGACCGAGGAGCAGCTTGGGGCGGAACTGCGCAAGCTGGTCGGCGAGGTCGCGTGATGGCCCTCCCCGCCCGCATCTCCCGCGATGTCCCCGGCCGCTCCGCCGTCAAGGAACAGGCCAAGAAGGAGCGCGAGGCCGCCTCGCACGTCCGCCTGGTCGGCAATCTCACCTGCCCCATCACCGGCGCCACCAGCAACGTGGACGCCCACCACCTGATGCGCCCCGAGCCGGGCGCCCGGGGGATGGGGCTGAAGTCAGCGGGCCGGTGGACGATCCCCCTGCATCGATCGATCCACGAGGAGATCACCCGGCAGGGCGACCCCGAGGCGTACCTGATGGAGAGGTACGGCCTCGATGCCCGCGCCCTCGCCGCCGCCCTGTGGACCGTCTCCCCCGACGTGGAAGAGATGGAGCGCGTCGTCTTCCGCGCTTTCCAGAAGGTCCAGACCTTTCTCTCCGGCCCCTCCCGGCATCCCTGGAGGGGCGTGGTATCGCCGTGACGCCCGTCTAGGAGCCTGACCCCATGCCCATGATGCAAGTCACCGACGAGCAGTTCGACCGGCTGGAGGCCGCCCTGAAGCACCGGGAGGCCGTCGATGTCGAGGATATCCCCGACGAGAAGGCGGCGCTCTACGTCATGTTCCGCGGCTTCGACCGCCTGCGGAAGCTGGGTTGGCGGGAGGTGACGTACTGCCCGCGCGACGGCAAGACGGTGGAGCTGATTGAGCCGGGATCGACCGGCATCCACCGCGGCTACCGGGACGAGAAGGGCGCCTTCTGGGTGGTTGATGACGACGTGTGGCCGTCCCGGCCCTGTCTCTGGCGGCCCGTGCAAGCCCCTGATCCCGCTCCGCATTCAAGCAACACCGTCAAGTAATGCCCTGCGGCTTTACAGCGACGAACGACTGATTTCCGGAAAGGGACCCCGCCATGACCACGGACATTGAGCTGACCGCGATAGACCTCAAGCGCCAGGTGCTGGAGCTGGAGGAGATGCTGGTCGACCTCGTTGATGGCAACGACGCCAGCGACCTCATGGACGCCACGGACCTGCCACTCGACCGCTGCCAGGAGATCGAGGCACGGGCCCAGCAGATCATCGCCCGCGACCGCGCCGAGCGCCGCGCTCGGGCCTCACGCTGACCAACCCTTCAAGGAGAGCGGCCATGGCCGACCCCATCCAGAAGCTCGACGTTTTGATCGACGCCAACGCCGCTGCGGCGCTGGACGCCACCGACGAAGACGCACTCGCGGAGGCAACGGAAATCGCCGCGGCGGAGCCGGAGCGCGTCCGCTGCACCGAGTGCGGCTGGGAGGGCGACATGACCGAGCTGGACGGCCCCGAGGGCGATTGCCCCGACGAGGGCTGCGCAAACACGGCCATCGTCTCCGACCCGCCGGCCGACCGCCTCCGCCGGGTCATCAAGGACGCCGTACGGCAGGCCACCAGGCCGTAACGCTGACCAAGGACCAAAAGCCATGAGCATTGAACGCAGCAAGGAATGGTGGTTGGAGCGCGCCAAGCGCGAAGGCGATACCGAGGTGGGCGCGGGCCTGCCCGACCCAATGGAGGCGACCATGACCGAAGAACAGATCAGGGCGATGGTGGACCGCTTCCTCCAGTGGAAGCTGCCGGCTGACTTCCGCCCCGATGGCGGGATCAGCTTCAAGCCGATCCGCAACGAGGGCACGGCCTTTGAGGGCAGGAACGAGCCTGTGGGCACCAATCTCCTGACTGCCACCCAGGCGGAGGCGATGGTGCGGTTCATGGTCGAAGGGCTGCCGATCACCAAGGGGACCACGCCATGAAGACGATGCGGATTGTCCTTCGCGTGACCGTCACCGGAGACACGCCAGTCGGGGGTGAGCCGATCCCCGATGCCGACCTTCCGAGCGTCGTTGCCGACTATGTGCAGGAGCTGGTGATGGACAACTGGCGCGACAAGCACGGACAAGCGCCGCCCCTTGCCGGGTGCGTTGCACTCGGGCCGCTGTCCGGCCCTGTCGAGGAAATCAACAACGCGCCGCGCGGTGGCCTTTCGGCCGACATCGCCGCCGTCCTGTCTCGAAACTGAAGGTCCAGCCCCATGGCCGAAGAGAACCGCTTCCCCACCATCAACGACGCCATTGAGGTGCTGACCGAGCTGGCGAAGGAGGGCTTCGGGGAACTGCCGATCCAAATCATCGCGGTCCCGGACAGCACCATCCAGGCCCTCACGAAGTGCAGCGGGGCGATCATGGTCGACTACGACCCCGAGCATGGCCGACTGCCGGTCGGGCTCATCACGGTCAACCGCATCGCCGGCGACCCGATGCCGACCACCAGCCGCAACTAAGGCGAACGCCCCGGAGCCCGCGATGCCCACACCCCGAGACATAGCCCGAGAGATCGCCATGCTCTCCACCGCCCCATCCCCGGAGGCCAGCCACGCGGCCCCTCGTGGAAACTGCCCGGCATGCGACGGCACGGGGGCCTTCGCCGCGGGCGAAGTGGTGGAGGCTTGCGCGAACTGCGACGGCACGGGGTGCGTCCAGGAGGCCAGCCATGAAGCCTGAGGAGATCGTGGTGGGAGGGGTGTACGAGGGGCCGTCGCCCTGGGTTCGCATCCTTGAGGTGCGGGGTTTCCTGCCGGCGCCATCGATCATCGAGCGCCCGGGAGTGGTACGGGTCTGCGAGCCGGGAATGCCTCCGGATTGGCCGCTGCATGAGATGTGGAGCGACGACTTCGCCCGCTGGGCCACCCGCCGCCTCGACACCCAATCATCCGAGGGAGGGGCGCATGGGTAGACCGCTTCGATACGCGCTTCTGGCCTGGGCTGCGGCCTTGGCCTTCTTCGGCTCGCTGGTCGCCGTACTGGAGGTGGTTCACGCCATCACCGGCAGCGAGTCCAAGGCCGAGGCGGCAGCGCTGTTCTGGCTGTTCGCCTGCGTGGCTGCCGTGGGCGGCTACATCTTCGGCCGTTGCAGCCCCTCTACCGCCGTGACCGGAGGTGATGATGCCGGGTGAAGCAGTGCAGTTCCTGTCCGAGGCGTCCGTAGCCGGCATGTTTGACGTGTCGCCGGCCACGGTGCGGCGCTGGGTGGAGAAGGGGGTTCTCCCGCCGCCCGTCCAGATCGGCTCGGTGAAACGCTGGGCCGTCACGGACCTGATGCGCGCCGTCAGCGGGGCGCTTGACCAGCGCGCCGGCAGGCCGTCCGATGATGCCGACGAGGCCACCAGAAGGATCGCTCGCAATGCCGAAGCGAAGAGAGCATCCGCGCACACTCGCGGACGGCACCGTTAAGGTCTACTCCTACCCCGTCAAGCCGAAGTCCGGGCCTAGGCCGAAGACAGTCGGCATGGTGATGGAGGAGTACCGGCGCAGCGCAGATTTCCGGCGCCTGGCGCACGAGACGCGGGTCACCTACCTACGGGCCATGAACGACTTGGCCGAATACCACGGCACGCCCATAGACACCGTCCGGCGCCGGCACCTGAAAGGCTTGCAGGATGCGTTCTTCGACACGCCCGCCAAGGCCAACCAAGTGGTGGCGTTCTTCGTGACGCTGCTGTCCTTCGCCGTCGACCGCGAGTACATCGCCGCCAACCCCGGGTTCCGGCTGAAGAAGCTGAAGGTGGGGGAGTACACCCGTTGGTCGAACGAGCAACTCGCCTACGCCATGGAGCATTTCAGCGAGCACATCCGCCGCGCCGTCGTGCTGGCCCTCTACACCGGACAGCGCGAGGGCGACTGCATCCGCATGACCTGGGCCGACTATGACGGGCAGGGCGTGCGGGTGACGCAGGAGAAGACCGAGGCCAAGCTGTGGGTGCCGTGCCATCCCGCGCTCAAAGCGGAGCTGGATGCGTGGAAGGCGGAGGGGCGCGGGGCGACCACGATCCTGACCACGAAGCTCGGGGCACCCTACAAGAACAGCCGGTCCTTCGCCTCGACCTTCGCCGACTTCCGCAAGCGCCATCCGATCATGGCCGGCGTCGTGTTCCATGGGCTGCGCAAGACGGCTGCGGCGAAGCTGGCGGAAGCCGGGTGCAGCGCCCACGAGATCGCCGCCGTCACCGGGCACCGGTCGCTCTCAATGGTGCAGCACTACACGCGCGAGGCGGAGCAGCGGACCCGGGCGACAGCCGCCATCCTGAAGCTTTCCGAGCGGCGGAAATGACCGGATCGGAAACGCGCGGAAACGCCTCGTAAGCTACTGAGATATAAAGGGACTGGACTAAATGTGAATCACCCGCAATACTAATGAAATCAAGAGCTTGGAAACGCGTTTCCGCTCATGTTTCACCATGGCGTTCCCCATGCGTGCGAAACGCCCCTTCCCCCTCCCATCCTCTCCTGGGGAGACGACGCGATGACCGCCCCATTCATCTGCGACCGCTGCGGGGCATGCCTGAACTGGCTCTCGCGGTTCCTCTTCTGGCTGTACCCCTGCGACATCGTGCAGCCGTGCAAGTGGCCGGCAAGCCGCTCCCCCTCCCCGACCGGTAAGGAGGCCCCATGACCGACCAAGCCGCAGTGACCAAGACGCCGCGGGAAATGGCCCTGGAGGAAGTGGCGCGCGACTACCACGAAGCCATCGCCAAGACGTTCGAGGAGATGGCGCGGAAGGCGATGGCGGAAGGGTACGCGGGATGGGCGGAGGATCACCGCGCCGTCGCGGCCAAGCACCGGGAGCACGCTCGCGAAATCCGCGCCCAGGTGTGGCGGACGAAGCCCCCTACCTCCTGAAGCTCTCCGACCAGTGCCGCTTGGGCTGGGACGTGGGGGCTTCCTCGGGACGGGCGGTCACCTGGGTAGACCCGCACTGCGAGCACCGGAACCTCAGCCGGGCGATGAGGGCGTTGTGCCGGGCCCCCGACCGCTCCACCTCCGCCGGCTCGATCCTCCGGGAGTGACCGCACCGGCACTCCACCAGCACCAGGCAGTTATGCCGGTAGCAGTCCCCGATGGTCCTGATGTGCTTCTGCCCCATAGGAGAACAATGAGAGAACAGATCGGGCGGAGTCAATGGACCGATCCGGTGCTATCATGGGGTTCAGAGAGAGGGTGTCCGGCTTCCCGGATGGGGTGCCAGATCAGCGCGATACCCGCTTGCCAGATGGAGGTGAGATATGAGCGGCAGTAACGTCATCGCCTGGATCGTCATGGCCCCGGCGTGGGCAGTGATCGGCGCTCTCGCCGCGTGGCAGTTGACGGAGTTGGCGGGCGAAAGCTGGCTGGTGGGTGCCATCTTCTGGCTGGGGTGGATGGCGCTGGTCGGGTTCCCGGTGCGCGGCTACCGTGCCGCCCTGCGCTCCACCGCCCGTCGCGCTGGCTTCTGATGACCACCCCCAACCCCCTCGCCGGCACCTACAACGGCCACCGCTGCATCGATGAGGCGTGCGGGCGCTTCGGGGCATTTGGATTTTCCCGGCCGGGCGGGCCTACGGTGTGGGCCTGCAACGATCCCGACCACCAGCAGGCAGCCGAGGCCCGATCCCTCACCGCTCAGTTCCCTGTGGTGGCGGCGGAGACGGAGGAGAGGCCGTTCTAGCGGCTCACCCCCCGCACCTTCTCGAACGACCGCAGGCCGGCCACCCCCAGCAGGCACCCCAGCAGGTACAGCAGGTCGCCCGTCTCCACCGCCGGCATCACGAAGCCCGGCTGCCAGAGTGCCACCAGCCCCTGCCCCAGCGGGCGCACCAGGTACTGGTAGGCCAGGGCGGCGGAGCACACCCACCCCACCGAGGGCCGCCACCCCGCCACAAACAGGGACGAGGACGCCGCCTCCACCTTGTTCACCTCCACCTGCTGTGCATCGGCCGACGCCAGCTTGTTGAGGAGGTCGGCGGTCGCCTCCGCCTTCGCCCGCTCCCGCTCACCGGGATCGGGGATGCGGTCGACCAGCTTGTCGACGACGGGCCCCAGCAGGGGCAGCAGAGCTGCGAGCATGGTCAGTCCTTCCGGTTCCAGAGTTCCACTTCCGCCTGCCGCCGGGCGACCAGGCCCTTCAGCTCCTTGCCCCCGGACTTCGTCCACCGGAGCATCTGGCGGGGCACCTCCGCCTCCCACTGCGGGGAGGACAGCGCCGCCGTCATCCCCGTGCGCTGAAGCGCGAGAGGCCCGCAGTTGAAGATGAAGCTCACCAGGGCGGAGAACTGGTTGTCGGTGAGCGGGCGCTGCACCTGGGACACCCGCTTCTCGAACCGGTCGAGGTCGCGGCGCAGGAGGTCTTCCGCCTGCTCCCGGGTGATGGTGAGGCCGGGGTAGACGTGCGGGCCGGTGCTTCCAAACCCGATAGTCCACTTGCCGGCTGGGCATCTGTAGGCCGTCAGCTCGCACCCCTCGTACCGCTTGATGAGGGCAAGCCCGGCCTCATTGATCCTGCGCATCCTGGATCTCCATGGCAGCGTCCAGCAGGGAGCGGGCGAGGTTGATGGCGGCCGTCCGGTCGAGCGGGACCAGGAAGCACACACGGGAGCCTGTCTCGTAGGAGACCAACCCCACCACGCCGTCACCGGGGCGGGCGACGGCGCGGCGGGCGGGGGTTGTCATCACTGCCCCCTCGGCTGGTCAAGGCGTTGCTCGATCCGCGCCAAGCGTCCGTTCGCCGCCTCCAGCGCCGTCCGCATCGCCACCATGTCGGCACGGAGGGCATAGAGCCCGTCCTGCTGCTGCTCGAGCTTCTCCAGCCGCTCCGACTGCGCCCGGTTCTCCCAGTACAATCCGCCGGCCGCGAACACGCCGATGCAGATGGTTAGGACCGATGCGAGGGGGAGCCCGCCGCGGTCGCCGCCGGTGATGTCCTTCAGCGTCATTATCCCTCGCTCCTACCTACAATGAGTGGTATCTTTGGCGTTGCCACACACCAAATTGAGTACGAGGGGCCGGCCTGAGAGGGCCGGTCTTTCTGCCTTACGGCAGGGCCAGCCAAACCGCCTGGATGGCCGAGATCTGTGCCGTGCTGTAGTGACCTTTCACCTGCCAGAGGGCCCAGACCGGCCCCATGTCTGCGAAGTCGATGTCCCGCGCGCGGTCGTAGCGTTTCCAGAAGACGCGCTCCAACTGGTCCGCGCTGGCCTTCATCGCCTCTTCGACATCGTCGAGGTGTAGCGCGGCGGCTTCCTCCGACCCGAAATCGGCCGCCGTCGCCGCGACAACCACGTTGGCGAACCCGTTGCGGGAGAGGCTGCGCGGCGCGGGCGGCGGGGGTGGCGCTGGCCGCACGAACTCCCCGTCCACATGGAGGTCGCCGGGCTGCACCGTGGCCCCGCATGTAACCCATCCCTGCGCGGCAGCGAAGTCCGGGTCCGCGAGCACGACATTGGTCACGATGCCGTCGACGACGATGGCGTAGCGCTGGCTCATTGTTCCGTCCTCACCAGGAAATCACTTCGCAATAGCCAGCGGCGCCGTTGCCGCCAGCCCCGGAGTTGTTGCCGTTCACGGAGGCAGCGCCGCCGCCGCCCCCGGCTCCGCGGCTCCCGCCGGCCCCGCCCGCGCCGCCGGTGGTGGCCCCCGACCCGCCGCCGCCGCCGCCCTGGCGCCCCGTTCCCGCAGTGCCGTTGGCGCCCGTGGCGGCCCCGCCCGCGCCGCCGCTCCCGGACACGCCGGAAGACGTGCCCCCGGCGCCGCCTGCCTTGGCCGCGTTGCCGCTGTCGATGCTCCCGCCGCCGCCGCCGCCCGGGCCGCCCTGGAACGAGGCGCCGCCGGCCCCACTCGCTGACGACGCGCCTGCCGAGTAGGATGCTCCGCCCGCGCCGCCACCCATGGCCGAGGGCTGACCGTCGAGGTTCGTGGTGGACGCGTCCCCGCCGCCGAACTGCTGGGAGCCGGCGCTCGTGGCGCCGTTGCGCGGCTCACCGCCCGTGGTCGTGCTGCCGGCGGACAGCACGCCGCCGCCGCCGCCGCCGCCTCCAGAGGAGTTGGTACCACCCCGCCCCCCTGCGCCGCCGAAGGCCGTCAGCAGGTTGGCGCCAGAGCTGAAGGTCGAGTTGCCCCCCTGCGACCCGGCGTTGCCGTCCGTCCCGTCCGCCGTAATCGCCGCGCCCCCGGTGCCCCCGGCCCCGATGCTGACGGACTCGGTCGAGGACAGCGCCGACGCCAGGTAAAAGCGCTCGGCATAGGCGCCGCCCCCGCCCCCGCCCCCGCCGCATCGCGTCGAGCCAGAGGCGCCGCGCCGTC